AACGATGGATGATTTATCGCCTCACCCCACTGTTGCAACCAGCGTACCGTGTCACAGTCGCGATCCCACGGTTTCCCATCAATCCGCTCCTGAGACATGGCGGAATTGAGGATATGCTGCAGGGGACGAACCCCCACAGATAAACCATCTATGACATAGTCTCGGACGTGCAAATCTTGTAAATAATGCACGGCGTCGCACGACATCATAGACTTTTCCTCAGAGATGGTCATCCCAAGTTCGGAAACAACCCCTGCGATATCAGATTTCGATGGATTCCCTTGAAAGGTATACAATCCATCATCCCCTTGAGCCATTGCGAATAGCACTGAGGATCCGACCCGATGGGCAGCATAATGCATAACCCATAAGTTAACGAGGCTGTCGATCAGGTTCGTCATCACCGAACCTGACGGCACTCCGCCCGTTCTAGCACTTCCAGGGAAGTATTCATCCGGACAGAGAATACCAGTGCGCATAAACGCCTCCTTGGAGAAGCGAACTAGCGCACTCGACTCACCAGTCATCCAGCCAGCGATGATGTCAAAGAATAGTCTAAGACAACCTCTGGAACAGAGGCATCAAAGGCCTTAAAATCCACCGAGAGAATACTTCTCGGCTTACAGGCAAATAGACGTGTAACCGCCTTTGCGACGGCCGTCCTGCTAACCCACGCACAGAACGTCTCATTATTTGCGAGAATACCCTGCAAAGGGTACTGGATCCTCTTCTCCACATTCATTAAAGCGCGAGGCATAGCATAAATCACCCGAGTTTTAGCGTAAGGCGTACCAACCACAGAGACAGGACCACGCGGTTGACCACGCACCCCAAGTATCGCCGGGAGCTCACTAACCCAGCGAAGGTCGTATCCTGAGTTATGTATTTCCTCAGAAATCTTATAGACCTCAAACAAATAAGTACTCGAGTCGCTAGAGACGACTGGGAATCCCAAACCGGTACCCGAAGGGAACTGTTGTGCCGCTGCTAGATCCAAATCTAATGGAGCTAGTCTCCCAAAGCGGTGGACTGAGTAAAGACGCGATACACACTCATTCGCATGCCGCACAGAATCGGTGTGAAGCACTACAGGAGGCCGCGCAGTAAAATACTTACGGATTAAATCTCGAAGTGAATCACCACTGGTCGCTGGAACAACATAACCAG